TATTTAAACGTACTGGGACAGATTATTCTTACTCTCACAATAGCCTCTGGCCCAGGACGGAGCCTTGGTATTAGACTCCAAACCGAACCAAAGACCTTCCAATTGGTCTCTACTCAAATAAAAGCAAGAAGGAGCATTCAATGCATCCAACGCATCGCGAATTTTATCAAACAAATCGTCGTAAGGATAAGCCTCGATAGACAACCCTGCAAGCCTTTCACATGTGAGGTTATAATTTATTTTCTTCTTGTACCACTTCAGGGCACAAGCTAACCTCTCACGGGGCAGGCAAAGTATCCAACGAGTTTGCCCAGAAGAACACTCCTTGGGCATCCAAACGTGAGAACAAAATGTTGAGTCTTTTTTAAGACATTCGCGGGCTTTTAATCTTTTCCCAAACATGGCAAAGGTTTCTTGCAAACTGCAGGCACTAGTTATAGTTGCATTAACAAGCAAATCATCTCCTTGAATAATTGAAATAAACATATCAAGGTGATCAAGAGGACAAAAACCGTTCTTTAAAAGGTCATAACTTAAAATTACTATCATGGTAAATGTATTATCAGCAGATGTTCGTAACTGACCGGAACAGTTTCCTCTTCGTTTCTTGTAAGCAGTGCCATCAGGGAGCACAACTAACGGGTATATAATGTTAGCATATACAAACGCCAGTCGACGACGGTTTTCTATTGTATCATGGGACTTAGCCCATGACAACCGTATGGTCTCAGCGTGTGTCCATAGCAAGTTGGCGTGTTCTGATGCATCTTGTTGTGATGTATCACCTACAATGACTTTTTCTGGCATCATGTTGTACAGTTTGTCAGCATTTCCATAAAATTTACACCAGCCCAAACCGGACCAGGTTTCAGGAAAAACAGCATGAGTATACAATTTCTTGTTAAACTCATGACTGACAGACTGATGCATAGCCAAGTTAAGCAAGTCATCAGGTATAAATAATCTAGTTTTGAAAGTTCGTGCTTTTTCAGCAAGCAGGATTTCTTGTTTCAGATAGGATGATTTTACAGTTAGAGGGAATCTTCCTTTACCAGCTTGCTCCCACCAATTGGGGAACATGTCTGGACAAGTTTCAAAAACTATTAATTTTGTAGGTTTACCATCAACATCCTTAAGGAAATTAGACCATAAAAGACCATTGCTTTTGCCTAGTTCCATCTCTTTCAACGAGTCACTAGGTGATAGGACATGCGTATTAGAACATTTGGGCAAAATCATTTGTCGCATAGAATATACGGCGGCATTATATATGGCAGGATCCCAAGTAGATGCATTGGGTATTTCATAAAAATGAATTCGGGCATGGGGAATCATCCTCCTTTTGGGGGCAGGTAGGTAGGCGGATGATGGTTCAGAGGGAAAGTATTTATCAAAGTCCCTCCATTTATACATATTTAAAGGGGGTGAACTCACGCTAAAAAGTGAAAAGTTATATTTGCGTGACTCAAAAAGTGGAGGCACATCGACGTCTGGAAGAGCATGTAAAATTGGATGATATCTATAATCAGTAAATTCCAGATCAGACAATGTGCAATACACTAGTTTTTTGTCGTCAGTACATTACGGTTATCACCGATGACGGACTGAAAGACATTTGGGCCTCCGTCCTCACTACGACTGGTGTGAACACCAATCAAGTGATGACTATTAGCCAAAATCACAGCCCCTCCAGATGAACCATATTCCGTAGTGCAAGTGTGCGTCCCAGTGAGATTTAACCTATTCCCACTTAACACAGCTGTTCCGCCCGAACACTTGACTTGGTCCTCAATCATACCACAAAACCAGACTTGTGCATTATCTACAGCAGATATATTAGCCAATTTAAAACTTTTAATTGCACATCCAGCGGGAATTTTAAACAAAGCGCGGTCCTCATTAGGTACAAACTCAACAGAAGTTATATCAATAGGATAATCGGTACCTTTAAAACTAAGAGTCCATGCTTGTTTTTCCCAATCAGTGGTTTTCTTGAAACCATGAGCTGTACACTCACCGCGTCCAAGAACGGCATGGCATGTATGCCAAGGTTTGCCATTCAATTTCACAATTCCAACTCTGTCAAGACAGAAATTGGGCGACATGGGTGGTGAATCA